TTGTGGACAACGCCCAAAAGCTGGACGGCAAGTCCGCGTCCGAGTTCGCCGCCGCCGTGCATGGCCACAAAATCTCGGATGTGAACGGACTCCAGGCGAAGCTGGACACAATCCCGGCTGCTTACACACTGCCCAAAGCCACACGCACGTCCCTTGGCGGCGTTAGAATCATCGGCGCGCTTGAAGTAGATTCAACCGGCCAAGTGTGGATTCGAACGACAAACGAGAGCGCCAAGCGCGTTGGCATTGCATCATTCACCAATTCTGATGGCACAGAATACCTTGGCATTTATTGCGGCGACGGTCTTGAGATCGACAGCGACGGCAAGCTGAAAAATGCCTACTCTATGACCTATTCCAACGGCACGCTTGCTATCACCGGCCCGTCGTAAGGGGGGGGGGAAGCATATGGCCTTTTCCTTCAACGGCAGCGCTCCTTCCGTAGTCACTTACAACGGCCAAAACGTAACGAAGATCACCTATAACGGCGTAGCTGTCTGGAACGCCATCTCCATTTCCGCGCCGAGCAACCTGCGGGTCAACGGCAGCACCAGCAGCACCAGCTCCGCCTGTAAGCTGACCTGGAAGGCGGCCACCCTCAGCGGCGCTACGGGCACGATCACCTATTATATCTACAAAAACGGCTCGCAGGTGGCCACAACCACCAGCACCAGCTACACGTTCAGCACGTCCACGATCACCGGCTGGAGCGGCGCCTCCCTCAAGGTTCGCGCCTATAACAGCAGCGCGGGGTACAGCGCGTATACCAGCGCCGTAACCTTTACCTATAAGGTTTCCGACACCAGGGTGACAGTTGCGGCCAGCAAGTATGCTACGACGGACAACTCGTCCTTCGCAAACAGCGGAGGCACCAGCTGCATTGTGGGACGCTCAACGAAGGACAAGCCTGTCGGCACGGCGATGAAGTTCAACGCGCCCAGCGGCGGATGGTCGCAATTTAGCAAGGCCGTTCTGCATGTGCAGAGAACAGGCGGCAGCGCAAGCGCGACGGTTCAGGTTGGCAAGCTGGATGTAGCATATTCTACCACGCTGTACACGACGGAGTTCTATTACGGGAACTACGACACATCAATTGGCTCGGCGAGTGCGTCCGCGGCGACAAGCTGGTTCTCGCTCGATATTTCCTCGGCGCTACCGTCCGGCAGCGGAGAACTGGGCATTACGCTTACATCGACGAACGCCTATGCGGCTGTGGACGGAACCAACGCCTATATTCAGTTGTCGGCATGATTGAAAGGAAAAATGATTGTGAACGAAAAAGCGCTTAAAATCATCGAGGCCGCGAAATCGCAGCTTGGCAATCCCTATGTATTCGGCATGTGGGGGCGGGAATGCACGCCCTCTGTGCGCCGCCAGTACGCGGGCTATAACCCCAGCCATAAATCCTCTATCTTTAAGGCGTGCCCTGTGCTGAGCGGCAAGAAGCCCTCGTGCGACGGCTGTAAATGGCAGGGGAAGTTAGCCTTTGACTGCCGGGGCTTTATCTATTGGTGCATCTTCCAGGGCTACGGCTTTAAGCTCAAGGGCGGCGGCTGCACCAGCCAGTGGGGCTACAAGGTCAACTGGGCGCAGCAGGGCGCGATCGGCGACATGCCCGACCTGGTGTGCTGCGTGTACCAATATCGCGGCGGAAAATTCCAGCACACCGGTATCCATATCGGCGGCGGCAAGGTGATCCACTGCTCCGCTGGCGTTCAGTGGGGCGATACCAGTGATAAGGCATGGACGCACTACGCGATTCCTGCCGGGCTGTACACGGCGGAGGAAATCGCGGCGGCAGGAAAGCCCGAACCGGGAAAGCCCGACACCAGTAAGCCAACGGAGAGCGTTGTATTTAATCTCAGGCGCGGCAGTAAGGGGGCGGATGTGACCAAGCTCCAAACCGCCCTGAATGCCTTAGGCTATGACTGCGGCGCGGCGGATGGCATCTTCGGCGCTGCGACTGAAAAGGCCGTCCGCGCATTCCAGGCGGACAACGGCCTTGTGGTTGACGGCATCGCCGGTAAGGCCACGCAGGAAGCCCTGTATGCCGCTGAGAGCGTCCCGCGTGCTACCTACACCGTCACCCTGCGCAATGTGCCGCAGGCGGACGCTATCGCGCTTACGGCCAAGTACGCGGGCGAGATGCTCAAAGAGTGATCTATCGGATCAAAATAAATGAAAGGTACACACCACTATGACAGAAGCCATCATCGTAGCCCTGATTACCGGCGGCATCTCGCTGATCGGCACCCTCGCGTCCACCCGCAGCAGCGCCAAATCCACACAGGCGCTCGTGGACTACAAGCTCAAAGAACTGAAAGAAAGTGTGGATAGGCACAACAGCATCATCGAGCGCACGTACAGGCTCGAAGGCCGCATGGAGAATTGCGAACACGATATCCGCGATATCAAGCAGCGGATTAACTGAGAAAGGAGAATCACAATGAACAAGATCGACTGGAAGCGTAAGCTCACGTCCCGAAAGTTTTGGATGGCTATTTCGAGTTTTGTCGCCATGCTGGTTGTGGCGTTTGGCGGCTCCGAAAGTCAGGCTACGCAGATTACGGCCCTGATCATGGCCGGTGCTGCCGTGGTCGCCTACATCATCGGCGAGGGCCTGGCCGACGCGTCCGCCGCAGGCACTTCCGGCACGGAGCAGCCTGTTGAAAAACCGCCCGAAGACCTGGGCTGAAAGGGGGGATTGCCATGGCTGGTACGATGAGCGCGGCTGATGCGCTGAAAAAGCTGCTTGAGCAGTACAACCAGACTTCCTCCTATGTGCCCAAGACCGCTGACCAGATCAGGCAGCAGGCGCAGGGCGAATATCAGAGCTACTACGACCAGTTGAGGCTTGCCGCCCAGCAGGCGCAGGCGCGCAACGACCTTGCATTGCAGCAGCAGCGCGAGGGCTTGCAGCGGACGTATGACAAGCAGCGCGAGGCCAGCCAGAGGGAATACGAAAACGCCTATTCCAGGGCTGACCGGCAGCAGCTGTCGCGCGGCATGCAGCGCTCCAGCTACACGGCGCAGGTGCTGGCGAATCTCACCCAGGAGGGCGCGGAAGCCCAGCAGGAGCTGTGGGATGCGCAGGGCGCGGCTGAGGGGAACATCGACGCGCAGCGGACGCAGCTTGCGGCGCAGTTGGCTGACCAGCTATCGCAGTACAGCGCCAGCGAAGCGGCTGACGTGCTGGCGAGAATCAAGCAGCTTGAGGACCAGGAGTATGACCGCGGCCGTGAAAACGACCAGTACAAGAATTCCCTGTCTGCGCAGATCTATCAGTTCCTCTACCAGGGCGAGCAGGATAAGATTGCTCAGGAGCAGTGGCAGAAGGAATTTGACGAAAACGTGCGCCAGTGGAACGCGCAGTACGGCAGCAAGGGGTCTGGCGGCGGCGGCGGCGGAAACAACTACAACACCAACAAGGATACCACCGGCAACGGCGGGAACCAGTACACCGATGATACCTTCCTGGCCGACATGAGCCAGGACAGGGCCATTACTAAAACCTCTGCCGGCTTGCTCATGCCTGATCTTGGCCTCTTTCCTGACATAATCAACAGCCTGGGCGGGATCAACAGCGTTAAAAGCAAGCTGACCGAAGCATTGAAGAACAAAAGCAAGAAGAAAACCAGCACCAACAACGGCGGCGGAGGCGGCGGTCGTTTCTCTCAGGCAATGGTAAGAGACTAAGCAATCGGAGGTAGGCAATGAGCCAGCTATCTAAGGCTTACGAGAAAAACAAGATGGTTCAGCAAAGCATTGCAAGCAATCTGCGAGAGGATGAACCAAAGAAGCAGCTGACTACCGTCTCGATGACGAGCAGCAAGCAAAAGCTCAAGCAGGTATTGCAGGAGCAGAAGCAAAAGGAGAAGAATCCTGTTCAGCGCAAGAACACGAAAATTGGCGCTTCGCAGTCTCCAAAATTTGTGCGCACTACCTTCATCAGTCCGGTGCAGCCTATTGTCCGCACGCAGCCGTCCTCGAACCTACAGCGGCTTTTGGCGAAGGTCGAGACGGATAACAGTTGGTATTCCGGCAGCACGCCCACCAGGAGCGAGGCGGCGGCGCGTATCTACACGATATCGCAGACTGACCCGGCGCGGGCAAGGAAGCTGAACCAGGCTTTTTCTCAGCTGCAGCGTGATCCTTCCAGCCAGTTCTACAATCCATACGGCGCTGCTACCAACAAGGCCATCCAGGAGCTTGCTAACCTTGGCGTGGATATGAGCGGCGGCATTACGGAGGACTGGCTGGCGAAAAATAGCTGGCTCAAGGCCTACTATCGAACGAGCGGCAACAGCGGCACTCCCCTTGCGCCCACCAAGAGCAGCACTGCCGAGCAGAACGCGGCGTACTACTACTATCAGATTCTCAAGGCGCAGGATACGACCAATCAGGCAGAAGCCGAGTGGAAGGCCCTGCAGGAGGAGATCGGCTACTGGGCGAACCGCAAGGACCGCAATTACAGCGACGATCAGATCATCCGCAGGATTGACTGGTCTAAGTACAAGACGCTGGCCAGGATGGACGACGGCGCGGCAAGCGGCGTGCCCCTGACGCTCAACAGCGCCATCGGCTACAGCCAGGACGCGCTGAAGGGTGTGATCTGGGCGGCGCGCAACGGCAGCACCGGCAACCCGCTGGCTGACAGCGCGAAGGCCGTTTTGGGCGCGGGCAAGACCTGGCAGGAGGACAAGAGGATCAGCGCGAAGCTCGATCCCAGCAGCAAGGCGTACAGCCCGTATTCTGTCGGCAGCACGCTGGACGACGCGGCGCTGTACTTTGGCGTGGATTCCTTCAGCAAGGATTGGCTTGAAAACAACCGTAACATTCTGGCCGGCAACGACGCAACGGCCAAGAAAATGTATCAGACGGTGTACAATGCGGAGCAGACCACGCTGAAGGCGGAGCAGGAGCTGGACGAGCTGCGCGCCAACATCGACCGCTATCTTGAATCGACCACTGACCCGGACCAGATTCTGCGGATGATCGACGGCGAGTATAAGACGCTGGACAGCCTGGACGAGAGCATGCGGGAGGGCAAGCTGATAGGCACGACCCGCGCGATCAACTACCGCAAGCAGGATATCGAGTTTGAGGTGCGCCGTCGCTGTCTGGCCAAGAATACGCAGATCAACGGCGCGGACTATGTGGGCGCTGTGTGGAAGCTGCTGGGCCTGCCGGAGGTGAAAACCGAGGCCAGTTCAGCTGTGGGCGCTTCCCGCGATAACGCGATCAACGCTGGCGGCGCGACCATTGCGGACGCGGGCACGGACGAGGAAAAGACCGTGTTTAAGACTGCGTACAGCAGCGATTTTGACACCTATCTGACGCAGATCAAGGGCGCGATGGATAGCGGCGTATCCGACCCGCAGGGCGGCTATGACTACACGCTCAAGCGCGCGGACCAGTATGCGGCTGAAAACTACATGGACGCGATGGACACCGTTTTGACCTACGAGGAAGCCCAGCAGGCCAAGGATGAAGCCATCAGGAAGCTGAACGACCTGGGCGTTGTCTATGACGAAGACGGCAACATTGACATGACCAACCGCAAGGGCAGCCTGATTGTGCCGGACGCTGATACGGCGATGGCTGCTGCCGGCATGAGTGATGCGCCAAGAAAGCTGCGCAAGACCAGCGATGATACGGCTGATGAGATCGACATGCTGCGCAAGGAGATTGCCAGCGGTTATGGCAAGGACGAGAAGGGAAAGCGCGTAAAGCTGACGGATGCGGAAATCGAGCTAAAGCATTCTCAGCTGCAAGCGCTGCTTCATCCCGAAGCCATCACGGCGACGCAGAAGGAGATCAACCAGCTTCTGTCCGTGGTGGACGAAAGCACCGAGACCATGGAGCGCACGCAGAAGTCCTATGATAAAGCTAATATCACGCTGAAGAACATCACCGAGGGCTATGCGGTTGCCGCCCGGATGCAGGCGCTGACCGGCGTGAAGGCCGGAGACAGCGATTCCACCCTGGCGCAGATGACTTATCTGTTCAGCATTGCGCGCAACTATGAGCCGACCGAATATCGATCTGCCAACCTGTATGCGCTGGCTATGGACGGGCAGGGCGCGACCTATGAGGAAACGGCGGCGGCTGCCAAGCAGGGCATGGCGGAGAACAAGCAGATGATCGAGCAGATCAATTTTGCACTGGGCGAGCTGGAAAGCAAGGGCGCGCATCTGCCGGATGACAAGATGGAAAACGTCAAGCGTTATGTCGCTGCGCTTGAGCGCGACGTGCAGGACGCTGAGTATTTTCTTTTGCGGGAGAACGACGATTACTACCAGGAATCGCAGGACGTAAGCAACGAGATTTTCGCGGCCTGGCAGGATTATAACGAGCTGAACCCGCTGGGCATGCTGAACCCATTTGCCGACCGGAAGGGCTATACGGCGCTGGATAACGTGGTGGCAATCCGGCTTGAACAGCTGCAAATGGAGGAAGCCAGCAAAACCATTGGGCGGAACCTGAAATCTGACAAGGTGATCATGTCCACCGGCAACCCGGCGAAGGACGGTTATTACACAGAGGACATTAACCAGCTCAGCAAAAACGAGTGCATGACCTACCTGTACATTCGCGGCAAGGAGGGCGTGGACGCTGCGCAGGAATACTACGACCATTTGACCAACGCGGAATACGGCGTAATCAACATGCGCCGCAATCTGGACTGGACGGCGAAGGCGCAGGAATTTGCGGATCAGAACGCTGTGACCGGCGCGCTTGCTTCCGCGCTGACCGTCATTGCTTCCCCTCTTACCGTGGGCGGCATGGTGGAATCGATCAAGGCTGATGTGCTGGGGCAGGAGCTTAACCCCTACGCGCGCGGCTTTGTGTACGGCAACATGAGCGGCACGGCGCGTGCGACGGTCAAGGAGAATATCTCCGAATCTGTCGGCGGTGGCGCCGGCGGATGGCTGCTGGGGGCGCTGTATGACGCTTTGATGAGCTACGGCGATTCGATGGTAAGCAGCTACTTCATGGGCGGTCTGGGTTCTGCTGCCGGTTCCGGCGCTGGCAAGCTGCTGGCAAAGACAGGGCTGACCGAAAATTATGTCAATCTCGCGTCCAATGTGGTATCTTCCTTTGTGACGGCTTCCGGCCAGGGCATGCAGGCGGTGGGCAACGCCATGATGGACGCAAAGCTGCGTGGCGCGACCCCCGCCGAAGCGCGCGTACTTGGCCTTGTTACCTTCCTGGCTGAGACCGCGACGGAAGCGATCGAGGTTGAGACCATCGATTCTGCCATTCACGGCGGCGCTGAACGGGAATTCAAAGACACGTTCAAGAAGCTGCTGTTCAACATGTTCAACGAGGGCGCGGGCGAGGGCGTATCCGAATTGGTGGAGGGCATGGCCGACAAGGTTGTGATGGATTACAAGTCCAACTGGGCTGAATCCGTACAGCGCTATATTGACGAGGGCATGACCAAGAAGCAGGCCGAAGACGCAGCCTGGAAGGAGATCATGTGGAACGCTGCGGAAGCGGCGGCTGTTGGCGGAATCTCTGGCGGCCTTGGCACTGGCCTGGGCTATGTACAGGGCCGTATCTTTGGTGATGGCAGCCAGACGCAGGACGCTGTGCAGCCTACCGCTGAGACCACCCAGCAGGAGCAGCAGACCGCGCAGGAAACCGTCCAGCAGACCGCACAAGAGCAGACCCAGCAGGAAGCCCCGACGATTGCGCAGGAGACGCAGAACGCCGAGGTGGAGAACGTTGCGCCTGAGACCGCAGAAGCCGCCCAAACGCCAAATACAAAGGAAGAAACGCAGCCCTTTGACACGGGCGAACGGCTGACGCAGTATGAGGTAAATGAAAAGACCGTGCGGCAGGTGACGGCGCTGACGGCATCCCTGGAGGCGGACGAGGCCAGCCAGACGGCGACCATCGGCGCGGCGCTGTTGGGAGATAGCGCGACCCCGCAGGAAACGGCCTTTGCCTCCGCGGCGGCGCAGCACCTGACCGACACCCTGGGCAGCGACGCGGCTGTGCGGTTTACCCGCGACGTGCTGCTGCTGGACAGCGATACCAACGGCGTGCGCGCGGCGCTGACTGTTGCGGCGCTGGACAAGGGCGGTAACGCCAGCCAGGTTGCGCAGCGTATGGCGCAGGATGGCGTAACGGCTGAGGGCATTCAGGAGCTCAAGGCGGCGGCTGACCTCGATGTGCAGGACGCGAACGTGACCGCGCAGATGCAGCAGACCGTGCAGGAGAACCAGGTGGCAAAGCGCACGGCGCAGCTGATTGGCGACGGCGCACTGAAAGCCGTACAGCCCTACGAGACGGCGGTTGCCCAGGCGAAAAGCGTATTGCGCCAGGCTCAGGGCGAATTTCGCAGGCAGGTAAAACGCCGGGAAGGGCTTGGGCAGAATCTCCTATCTTTACAGGAGCAGATCAACAGCGGCACGGCGACCCCGCAGCTGCTTGATACCTTTAGATCGACCGTCAAGGACATTGAAGGCCAGATCAAGGTTGTAAACGAGTACACCCAGCGCGTGGCCAATGCCGAGCAATCGCTGCATGACGCGCAGAACCAACTGGACACTGTACGCGACGATACGCTGCGGCAGGTACGCCAGCAGGCGCAGCAGGACGTAATGAGCGCCTGGGAGGCACAGGCGAGGGTTGACAGCAACGCTGCGCAGGCGTATAATGATACAAGCGAGGTGAGCGATAATGGCGTACAGCATAGAAGCGTCGATCAAAGCCAAGCGGCTGACGCGGGACAACTGGCTGAATCATCTGGACGAGATGACGGACGAAGAAATTACCTATATGCTGAACAGGGAGCCGGACGCAGTGCGGATAGCGGAAGAGCGGAAGGCGCAACCCGAGATATCGGACAGGACGACAGCGGAGTTCATGCGCGACTTCGGATTCTGAGCCCAAATGCACGCAACAATTTAACACAAAGAGGCGTTACTGATTTGCACCTGCAGGAGGGACGAGATCAGCAACGCTTTTCTGATGCGCTGAACGTGGCCAAGGCCAGCAACGATCACGGCGCGTATGTGGATGCGCAGAGCGTGGAGCAGCTGACCGAGAAGGGCGCGAAGCTGATCGTATCCGAGGACGGACTGGCGGGCGCAGCCGTTGCCACCATGGGTAAGGAAAAGGGCAATATCTTCGCTGTGTTCAAGGACGCAAAAAGCACAGCCAGAGGAGCCAGCGCTGAGCTGCTTATTCAAGCCATCGCCGAGGGCGGCAACAAGCTGGACTGCTATGCCGGCAAGCTTGCGGCTATGTATGCAAAGATCGGCATGGAACCCGTGGCGCGCGTTGCCTTTAACGAGGAGTTTATGCCGGACGGCTGGAACGCTGCGCGCGACGACCATCCGGACATTATTTTCTGGAAGCATAACGGGGACAGCGCGGACACGGTGGCGAAGAAGTTCGGACTTGGTGAAAGCGAAGGCGGATACCATGTATATACGACGGAAGAACTGAATTCGCTTCCGCTTTTTGACGACTTAACGGATGCGAACGGCGAAACGCAATACGGCTATGACCGCGCGTGGGACTACCGCGACAGCATGATCGACGCAGAGGCGATGCAGAACGAGACCGCCGGTCAGGGCAATGATCAGCCGGTGCAGGCTTCCTACGGCGTACCAGGCGTAACGAGCGCTGGCAAGAGCGGAACGGCCGGCGCAGTTGTAAGCCCCATCGTGACCGCGCAGAAACTTGCCAAAGCGCTTGGCGTAGGTATGACGCTTGGCACGCGCAAGATGGATATCGGCGGAACGAAGCTACCCAAGGCGGTGCGTGGATACTATGAGCAGAACGCGAAATATATCGCTGTGCGTTCCAACGAGGCGAGCAGCTATGCGGTAACGATGCACGAAGCAGGGCACGCCATTGCAGACAAGATTGGACTGACCGGCACGCAGGAGATGGTGGATCGGCTGAATCCTGTATTTGCAAAGAACTATAATGCGCAGCAACTTCCCGGTGAAGCCTTTGCGGAGTTTGTAAGCCTGTATATGCGTGATAGCCGCATGGCAGAAGACTTTGCAGGCAGCGACTTTATGCGGACGTTTGAATCTGCACTGCGCCGCGCCGACATTGACAAGGCCGTACACCAGGCGCGTGACCAGATTCAGGCGTATTCCGCTGCTACCACGCTGGACAGAGCCAAGGCCGGTATCATCGACCAGGCCGACGCGCAGCGCAAGGACAGCATGGCTGAAAAGATGCGCGACTTTGTAACGAACGTCGCCGACTGGACGCGTCCGCTTGAAGACGTGGACAAGGCGATTGCTGACAGCAACGGCGGCCAATACGGCAATGTGCGGCAGACGGCCAAGAAGCGCAACTTCGCTGACAGAATCGTTGAAAGCCTGTTCACCAACGCCATGACCGACGCAGACCATACGATTATTGGCGATAGCTTCAGTGCGGCCTTTGAAGGGATTGATGGCAAGAACGCGGATGACTTTATTGCCTATGGCCTGCTTAAACACTCCCTGAGCAGAGACGTGCAGGGAAAGCAGGTGTTTGCAAACGATTTGACGCATGACCAGCGCGTGGAAGCTGTTCGGCAGATTGAAGAAGCCAGCCCGCAGTACAAGAAAGCGTTGGACAAGTTTGAAAAAACCTGGCACCAGTTTATGCAGGCCTGGATGGTGGACACGGGCTACCTATCGCAGGAATCCTTTGATAAGATGAATGAAATGTACCCCTACTGGCTGCCCACCGTGCGTGTACGCGATGGCAAGGCTGGCAGAGGCGGTAAGCGCGGCACGTTTACGATCCACCAAGCTACCGGCGGTGATCTGCAAATCATCAACCCCATTGACACGATTGCCAACTATGTAACCCGCATCGTGGACATGAACCTGCGGAACAACGTGGCGATTGCCTTTGACGAGGCATACCAGACCAGCAAGGGCATGGGCATTTGGGCGCGAGAAATTACGCAGGACATGCGCAGAACGGCAGTTAACACCGAGGACGTGCAGCAGCACGTGAACGACATTCTGGCCGAGGCCGACGTAGACACGGACGTGATCGGCAATGTGCTTGAAGCCATCGGCAAAGAAGCGGTTAGCTGGCAGGGGACAAACACCAGCACCGAAGGGGATACCCTGCGCGTGGTGCGCCGCGATGGCACGAACGCCTATTACCAGTTTGACGCGGACGGGCGGGCAATCTATGAGGCCCTGACCGGCAACGGCAAGGCGGTTCATTCTGAGACCCGCCGCGCCCTGAAAGCATTCTCTAACATCACATCCTTTGTGAGCCGTATGGCAACAACTTATGCGCCTACCTTTGCTGCATCCAACCCCATCAAGGACTTGCAGAGCAGTATTTATCACGGCTCTTGGGCGAGCAACTATTTGACCGGCCTTGGCAAATGGCTTGTATCCGCCTATGAAGTAACCACGAATAGCAAAGGAGTGCAGGATTACAAGGCGCAGGGCGGCGGCGGCTGGAATCAGATTCAGACGGGCTTCCGCAAGGGCGCAGACGAATACCGCGGGAAGCTGTTTGAAGGTTACTGGAAGCGCGATGCAAAGAGCATTGCAAAGCACATCGGAGAGACGGCGCTTGACGTGGTGACGCTGGACAGGCTGAATGAGATCATCGAAACCGCGTCGCGTTACGCTGAATACCGTTTTGGCAAGCATGATCTGAGCACTCCGGAAGGCCGCGCGAAAGCGTTCCAGGCCGCGCAGGACGTTACAACCGACTTCGCAAATGGCGGCAAGGGAGCAGGCGTTCTGATTGCACGCAGCATTATGCCGTTCCTTAACCCCAATATCCAGGGCACTTATCGCGCGGGCCTTGAGCTGAGCGGGCGCGAGCGCGGACGGCTGGTAGCCAGAATGTCCAAGCGCGTTGTAAACACGATGCTTCTGGCCGCTACTGCTTCTTTCATAAGGAACCTTTGCGGCAGCGACGAAGATAAGGATTTGTATGGGCGCATTTCTGACGGCGTGAAGACTTCCAACCTTATCATTCCCAATGTCTTCAATCGTGACAGCGACAGGCGCTTTGTTCGCATCCCCATTTCGCAGGATCCATTGGATCAGGCGTTATATGCGCTCACCACGTCCGCCATTGACGAATACAACGGCGATGACGACTTCATCACGGAACTGCTGGCCGGTGCAAGCCAGATCGTCAGCAACGTAACGCTGGGCGCGTCCGATCTGCTGTCCGAAGGCAGCTTGCCTGAACGCCTGAACGTCTTTATGCAGGGCACTATCTTTGGGCCAGCGTGGGGTCTGATTACCAACCAGACCTATTACGGCGGCAAGATTGTTGGCGATTATCTGGACGAACTTAGCCCTGTATCGCAGTACGACGAGACCACCAACAATATGTTCATTTGGTTGGGCGCGCGCCTGGGCGTATCGCCGAAGCGCCTGGAATACCTGTACGATCAGTATACTGGCTACGCCGGGCAACTGCTGATGGCTGTTACTGATGGAGATAACGTGCTCAAGACAACGTTGAATGCATTCCACAAACGCTTTACGATTGATCCGGCGTATACGAATGACATTTCCAGCGCGTATTCTGACAACAAGGCGTTTATTAGTCAGCTGAAGGATACGATTTCGAAAACCGGCACTGACGGGAAAATGCTGCGTGGCGACCTGACCGAGGATGAACGTTCGCAGGCATACGAAGAAATCAAGTCCATGAACAAGAAGGGCGGTCTGCTGAAGGATATCAACGATCAGATTTCTGAATTGTGGAACGAGATTCACGCCGTACAGGATGACGAAACGAAGACCGAAGCTGAACGGAGAGCGCTGATCCTTCAGTATCGCGATCAGATCACCGATTTGCAGTTGAGTTTCAACGAACAGTTTGGACAGTTCCAGGCAAAGTACGTGACCGGTGAAAACCCGTTGACGAAGATGCTGCTTGACCCGCAGAGCGTGAGCGCCTATACCGCGTATGATAAGCTGGATGATACGTTCAAGGCCGACGAGGATAAGGCGTACATGCAGCTTGCGCGTGCGGCGTGGGAGAAGACCAAGAACGCAAGCGCGCTGCCGCATCCGAACAGCGATTTTAGCGTCAACGAAACGACCTATGAAATCGGCGATGACGACTGGCAGGCATACACGGCGGAATACAAGCTGGCCTACTCCGACTACCTGCTCAAGAACTCCGCAAAGTGGAGCATCCTATCGGATAACGAACAGGTTGAATTGCTGAAAGAAGCCCACAAAAAGGGGCATGACGCGGCAAAGAAGTGGTACATGGCCAAGTACGGAATAAAGGAGAAGCGATAACCATGCGTTTTGACCGCATCCATCAATCCAGCATCGACGCGGCGGAGGCAGCCTACGGCCTGACGGACGACGAGCGCGATGTGCTGAGCCTGTCCCGGCGCGGGAAATCCGTTGTCGCAATCGGAATGGCTCTGGGCATGAGCACCCGAACCGTCAGCCGCCGCAGAGCGGATATCATGCGCAAGATCAACATCTGACAACGCCCCCTTCGGGGGGCTTTTTTGTATTTGACATTTTCCGTAGAACGTTGTATTATATCATTGTTGGTGAATATCGCAGCTGACTATCAGTCAGAGGCAGACAGAAGCAGTTACGGGAATAACTGTTTCTGCCAAGGGCTCGTCGAAAGGCGGGCTTTTTATTATTTGTAAAAAATGTGTTGACAATATCCCAAATCGATGCTATTATAACAGCGTCGGGAGATAATCCCGCTGTCAGGAAGCAATTCCTGTGGATTGAAACGAAAACAGAAATGGAAACGATCATGATCTCATGGTCGCATCCGCAAAGAAGCCTTGCACTGCGCAGGGCTTTTTTGTTTGTGCATGTGGCGTAAAAATGGCGTGAATGTGGCGCTTTTGCTTGGCGTTTTTATGGCAGAATCAGGCCGTAGAGCGCACTACAATATTTTTACGAGGTGAATTGTATGGAGTATGTAGCAAAGCAGGGCACTACCGCGCTGGGCATCATCGGCACGGCGCTTGGCGGGCTGGCTGTGGCTGGCGGATCCTTGCTGGCCGCGAACGGCGGGCGTGCTGCGAACGGCGAATGCAGCGAGAACACGCCTGTCAGCCGTTATGAACTGGGCTTGCAGCAGACCATCGCCGAGCAGGGCAGTCATATCCGGCTGCTGGAAGCGGACAAGTACACCGACCAGAAGATCGTGGAGGTGTACAACGCCATCAATCCGCAGATCAACGCGATCAAGGACGAGCTGCGCAACATCGCTGTCTATCAGGCGACGAACACGGCGACCATCAGCTGCCTGGGCAATCAGGTGAACGGCCTCCAGGCGGTGCTCAACGGCCTGACCAAGACCGTGATCCCCAAGTCCAATGTGTGCCCTGAGCCGATGGACCGCTACAATAGCTGGACGGCTCCCGCCGCTGGCAGCACTACGACCTGAGCGGAAACAGGAGGCATAGCCAATGGAAGCAAGTCGCGTAAGAAACGGAATCGTCGAGTATTATAATCAGCATATCAGCCCCAAGCTGGACGGAAAGAGCTGCTTTGTCGGCGGCATGGTGATCGGCATGGCCACAAAAAACATGGAGGCGATATGCCGGGAGCTATACAAAAGCAACCTGGTTCGCGCCCTGGGCGTGATCTCGGAGAGCGGCGATATCAACGTAGACGCGCTGTATGCGGCAGCTATGGAACAGATGCAGCAGCAGAAATCGTTGGCGCTGGACATCCCGATCATCGGGCGCATGACCTTTGACGAGAACGACTTGCGCGACTTGTACCAGGCTATCAGCCGCCAGTAAGGAGGGCAAAATGAAAGAACTGAAAGAAGTCATCCGCGACATCGGGGAAATCCTGGACAGCGCGGAGATGTACGCCAAGGAAGCCGTCAAGCACAAGGCGCAGTATCCTTCCCTGGCCGGCGTCTATTGTCGCATCGCGCAGGACGATCTGTCTCACGTCGATATGCTGCACAAGCAGGCCGTTGAGATGATTGGCGAGCAGAAGCGTTCCGGCGTGACCGTCCCCGAATCCATGCAGGCTGTGTGGGATTTTGAGCACGAGCGCCAGATCGAGGACGTGGCGGACGTGAAGCGGCTGATCGATATGTACAAGGAGTAAAATATCCACCGGAGTGCTGATATGTGCTCCGGTTTTTGTACACAATAGCTTGGTGTGTACATGTACACAATAATGTACATAATAGCCGCACATAACCGCAAGTAACGAACAATAATTCCGCGTTTTCTCCATTTTTCCTTCTTTGCCTCATCAGCCCAGTTTTCCCCCGTTTTAGCCCCAAAACCGCACAAAAAAGTGCGAAACCGGCTATTTTCAAGCAGATTTCGCACATTTGGCGGAGAAGGAGAGATTTGAACTCTCGCACCGGTTATCCCAGTCTACTCCCTTAGCAGGGGAAACGTTTCCAAGTAAAATGGCCGATAAATCGCAGTTTGTACACAATTTGTACACAATATACGTTAGACATTCGGTCGTTTCATCGCGTTTGCGGCCTCTCGTGCATCGCTGTCATCGGGATGCACATATCTGTCCATCATCTTAGTACTTGACCAGCGCATGATCTTTTGGAGCACCTGTGGCGGGGTGTGTTCGTCTACAGCGTGAACCGTAGCGGTTGTGTGTCGGCAGGAATAAGGCGTGAGACGGCGCGTAATGCCAGCAGCTTTCAGCGATTTGTAATACTTTTTGTAAAAGGCCATATCGGTCATAGGGTATAGACGGCCATCCTCTCCGGCCAGCGCCATTGCATCCTCAAGCACAGGGCAAATGTCATCTGGCAGAAACACGGCAGACTTTTTTCGCGTGTCCGTTTTGATGCCTACGCCGACAATCTCCCTGTTGGGCAGGTCGATCATGGATACGGTCAGCTTGAGCATTTCGCCGGTCATCATGCCCGTGTATATCATAATCAGCGGAATATAGACGTTTGTATCGCCACGATCATACAACGCCCACAGGAGCCGTTGTTCTTCGTCCGTAAACGGCTCTCGTTCTTTTTCGTTGATCGCTGGCAAATCTATAAACGACGGCAGGTCTTTGCTACACCATCCATCCGCAGCGGCCAGATTGAACAAATGGGCAAGCAACTGCTTTGCGTCCCTGGCTGGATAATAAGTAGGGCATGTGGCGTTTACTGCGTTGCGCAGGTCAGCTACCGTGATTGCGTTGACAGGAACAATGCTGATTGACTTTAGCTTGCTCCAAGCGATTTTGTATGCCGTGCGTTTGCTCTCCGACAGTTTTTCCATTTCATTGCCGTAGTAGCTTTCCCAATAAAAGGACAGCGGCGGCGCTTTTTTCTTTTCCGCGCCAGACAGCAAGGCCGGACAATAGTTGAGCGCATCGGTTCTGGTGGCAAAACCGCCCTTGGTTTTTTCCATGCGCACTTTTTCGCCGCTCGCATCTGTATAACAGACCACGACACGCGCCGTCCAGGTCTTCCCGCGCTTGAAGGCGGTTCCCGTCCCATTGCTGCGCCGCTTTACTCCGCGCTTTTGCGCCTGCCTCATCCCGCACCAGGGGCAGAACGGCGCGCCGTCCGGGATTGCGCCCTTGCACTTTTTGCATTCCATGGTTTTTTTCTCCATTTTTTCGCATCATATGTGATTTTCGTGATCACTTTTTTATCAGATGTGACGGATTATCCATTCATGGATATTGGGTGAATTAACCCGCCTTCTCGACGTCAGCCTGTAACGCGGTAAATAAAGCCGTATCTGGGGTCAAGCAGATCGAACATCAGCAGCAGGCCGAAGACAAAGGACATGATGATAATTGCAACGATCATCACGTTGATCTTGTGCCGAAGCTTTTTAATCGTGCCTTCCAGCGCTTCTATCCTATCCTGATCGTCCCCGTGTGATTTTTCCTTTTCATCCTTTAAATACTGCACATTATGCCTTAAATTGGCTATCAGGTCGCTGGTGTGCTGCTGCGGCGTGTAATCGTGTATCACGGTTGGCTCGTGCCGGATGCCCGCCAGCTCGTCCATGGAGCCGCCGGCAGATCGCACCAGGGCGGCCACGGTCTGGAACTGCGGCGCGGTCTGTCCGTCCAGGATGCGCGTGATCGTCTGCCCGCTTACGCCGGATACGGCTTCCCATTGCTTGATTGTCCAATTTTTGCTGCTGCGCAAGCCAGCTAGATAGCCCGCAATGTCCATGCGATTGTCGGTTGTCTCATCCATGATGCTGATTTCCTCACCTGTGATGTATTTTGTCCCATGGCTGATAGCGCTAAGGCCCGTATCTGATAAAAAGATGATCTTGCAAATCATGCATGCTTGCGTATGGTGTAGGTAGTGATAAAAACAAAAGGAGGCTTACACCATGCCAAGGCACAACTATCCGCCCAGGAGCCGAAAGCGCAAGACCACATTCGATCTGCCTCCGCAGGTAATCGACCAGATTATCATGCGCAGGGACGAAGAACGTATACATTAGTATATGACAATACGCGCTGGAGTATGATAAAAAGTGGGGAGAATTTTCACGATTCTGTGCGGTTTATCCCCATCCAGCACCAGTTTGTCCAATCGCTTGACAAATGGGAACGGATGTTCGTATAATATTGGCGTGATCGGTCATGAAGCGGCTGATTGCTTTTCCTTGAACGGCTGGAAAACATGCAGGAACAAAAGATAGATGTTGGTTCCAAGCAGCACAAGCATGCGATTACGCGGCATCCACTGAAACGCTTCCTTATAAACAGCGTAAACAAAGAAAAGGTCAATGAGCAAGAGAATAACCGTACAGCCCCGTACCTCTGACTTGGATCCCCATAAGACAAAGAGGTTTGCGATGAAGCCCACGACGATGATCACGGAAAGCCAGACAGGCGTATAGCTTTCCAGGCAGAACACGCCGACCATTGAAACTGCACGCCAAACGCCGAACAGATTCAAGAGGAACTTTTTCACAACGACCCCTCCGTATTGTAGATTGATCATATTGTATCACATTTTACCAGATAATAAAATGGAAGGAGCAATACCAAAATGGACAAAGCGCAGATTGAGAACGGCTATTCTTTCCTGCTCAGGGACATCAACCGCATGCTGAAGCGAATGAACTACGACAGGGTGCGAACAGTGTGGACGGTCATCCGAGCCATGCTGCACGAGTGAAAAAGGGCACAAAGAAAGGCAGACGCACAACAGCGCCGCCTTTTTTATTTTTGGGCTGCATCCGTAAAGATTCTTTCAAGCGTGGCCCATTCTTCCTGCGACAGCTTGGACAGGGCGGAGATCAGGCGCGCCTTGAAGGCGTCGCTGCCGGTCAGCAGATCGCCCATAAACAAGGCAATTTCTTCGTTCTGGGTTTTCTGCACATAAGGCTCGCCCTGACCGGTGCGGAGCCACCTCTCACTCACAGAATACTCACGGCATATTGCGAGAATAACAGAATCGTTGGGCGTTCTGAGACCGTTTTCATAGTTTGTAATAGTATTACCTTTTAATCCAATGCGCTGACCGAAGGCGGTTTGCGTCAATTTGTAGTCTTTTCTAATCTGGCGAATGCGTTCATTCATCAAAATCACTCCTTTCAAAAAAGAGTATAGCATGTGAAACTCTCAATGTCAACATTTTTTCAAAAACCCTATTGACAAAACTCACATTGGGTGTTATTGTAATCTCGTTGAAAGGAGAGTGATTCCCGATATGAGTGAAGATAAAGAAAAAATCCTATCCAATATCGCCAAGGCCGTAAACAGTGCGCCGGACAAGCAGCAGTACTTCCTGGGGCTGGCTGAGGGCATGGCGCTGATGGCGGAGGAAAAGAAGGCGGAGAAGCCCGACAGGAAGGAGGGATAAGGATGAAGGACTACAAGCGCTATTGGGACTTGGACGACGAGTACGTCAGGAAGACGTTTGTGCTGCTGGAAGAGGACATGAAGGCGTACAGGGAGACCGAGTACACGGACGAAGAGCAGAAGCGAAACGATCTTCGGGACATCGTGGAGATCATGCACAGCCTGTACAGGTTTGCGGGCGGTTAAGAATTGGGGCGGGCGCTGCGTGGTTATTTGTTGATTGCTTCGGTGGTGTCTGTGTTTACCGCCAGCTTGGTTTTCACACTATGCAGCTGCTTCGCAATCAGGGGAATGGCGCAGCCAGCAAATACATTGTTGTTCTTTATCGGAAGAATGAAAAATGCGCAATCTTCGCGCTTGCAGGGCGTGAAGCTGCACAACGGACAGCCTTTGGATTTGACTTCTGACATGGGCTCCTTTCCGCGCCCGCCCCAGACCATTCTACAGCAGGAAGACGGGAAGAGCAAGAAAAGAGGTAAAACATGAGCAACCTAAGCGAAATTTTCCATAATGCGGAGACGGCGAAATTGCGCTGCATATTAGACCTTCTGGTTTCAATGGAAAAGCTGATAACGGCAGTGATGGAGGAAGAAATCAAACCGACGCAAAACAGCCGCTGCATGCTTGAAAACGTCAGCCGTTATGCCAGAAATATCATCCTTTTGATCGAAGGCAGGATAACGCCATGAACGAAGACGCTTACTACGACCGCCTGCTGCGGGAGTATGACCGGGATGTATGGGCGGACCTGGCGCGCGAGGCCGAGGAGCGGCTGTCCGCCGGGGACATCGCCTGCGACCGATGGAGGGACGACGGATGCTGATCGTAATCATCATCGCGGCCATTGCCTTAACGGCGCTTACCGCCTCGCTTACCGGCGGCGCTGGAAGCTGCACCGACCATTACAGCGCGTACTACCGCAGCATGGCGCGGCTGACGGATAAAAAGTGATCAAAAACAAGGAGGAAAAATAACAATGTGCCAACTCAAATCCTGCCTGGTGCTCAAGGATCGCGTGTATTGCCCGGACTACGACAGCCACCAGGACATGCTGGACAAGCTGGGCATCAAGGACGACTACCTGGGCGCCAGCAAAACCTTTGTGCGGGTGGAGCTTACGCCGCCGGACGGCATGAGATCGCTGATGGAGCCGCTGGACAGGTGGACGCTCAAGGTGGATCAGGATGTAACGCCCGAGTGGTGGGATGCGGAGGCCGACCGGCAGCGCGTGGAGGAGGCTGTTGAAGCCTGGCGCAGGGAGCACGTTTTTTCGGAGGGCGAACACAGTATCAGCGCCGGAATTGTCTATGCTTTGAGCAGCGTTAAGGTGTATGCCTACGGAAGCGCCACGGTGAAAGCCTATGGCAGCGCTAAGGTGACAGCCTACAACCGTGCCACGGTGGAAGCCTACGAACACGCCACGGTGACAGCCAACGGCAGCGCCAGGGTGACAGCCAGGAACAGCGTCATAGTGAAAGCCTATGGCAGCGCCATGGTGGAAGCCTGGGAAAGCGCTACAGTGGTTTATCCCTGTAAAAATAAGATCGTCTATCCCGCCGGATGGACGGCGGAAACGCACGATTAAAAATAATCACAGCCGGGAGAGACCGGCAGCACGGGACGGCTGAGTAGGGTGTGTGTTCAAGCGCTCACATTGTAGGTGCAAATCCTGCCCGCCCCACCACCCGGCATGTTGGGTACTTGAATGCTGGGCAACTCCGCTATAAGCGGGTGCCGCATGGGGTTTTCACATCCCCCATGGGCGGCGGGCAGCGCTGGTCAGCGGCGTCAATGCCCGCCTAAAATGCCGGTGTAGTTCAATAGGCAGAACGGCGCACTTGTAACGCGCGCGTTGTCGGTTCGATTCCGGCCACCGGCTCCATCATTTTACGCGAAAGGATGATTTGCAATGACGTATCCCCCCATGACGCTGGACGAGCTGCGGGCATGGCCCAAGGCCACCGTATCCCCCACCCAGGCAAGCGGGCTGCTGAACTGCGACCCGTACAGCCTCAACGTTTCCGCCAAGGCTGGGCGGCTGGCCATCCGGCACATCTTTTCTGGCCGCAACCTGCGCATCAGCAAGACGGACCTGCTGGCCTTTTGCACCGGCAGTACGGAGGGAGCGTGGCGGGTATGCAAATGAGCCAGGTGCCCTGCAAGCGCGACTGACCCAACCGGGCGATTGGCTGCCACGGCAGGTGCGAGGCCTACGGCAGCTTCCGGGCAGCGCAGGAAGAACGCTACCGCCAGAACGAGATCAACGCCAGCGCGAGCTATGTGTATGTAAACGTGCTGCAGGCCCAGCGCAAGAGGCTGATGGACAAAAAAAGCAAGGGCCGCTGACGGTTGCCCCCGCCAACAGCCCCCATGAAAGGAAGATTTGCAAATGCAGTATACCACATTTAAGCCAGAAGTGCAAGCCGTAAACGGCAAGGAAATGCGCGCGTTGGAATTCCTGGCGGCGTTTGACGTGCAGATGAAACTGGACGAAAAGGTGCTGGAGGAGAGGCTGCGCAGCATCCCCAACGGCTGGCGGAACTTTCGGATGATTAGGACGCAGCACCACCTGCTGATGGATGCGCTGTACGACACCATGCCCGACACCAAGCGCTGGATGCTGTACCGGACGATCACCACCGGCCAGCTCATCATGCGCCCCGTGCCCGCCAGCAAGGCGCACAGCGAGATGATCGTACAGGCCAGGGACGTACAGACGGTATGCGTCAAGGCCATTGACGCGGAATGCGCCATGTGCGTGAAAACGGGCGCGGAGATCAGGCACTGCAAGCTGCGCGAGGCCATGCAGCGGATGGCAACCCCCTATGAGATACCAAAGAGCGGCTGCGAGTATGCGCACTACAGCCATACCTGGGAGGAGATGACGGACGATTGAGCGAGCAACCGAAGCGCTGCTATTTCTGCGGCGCGGTGCTGGATGGCGGCCACACGCTGTTTTGCCCGGCGTGCTGGGAGCGCTACAGGCCGCTGGATAACCTGCCGCGCTGCCGCGTGTGCAGGCGCATCCTGATCGGCTTTGACGACGACATTTGCCCGCCCTGTGCGGCGGCTGGAAAGGAGGCACAATGTACTGCGTGTACCGCATCAGCGGAGACAAAAAGCTGCTGATCGCCCGGACAAGGACCATGGAGCGCGCGGCGCTGCTGGCGCAGCGAGTGATGACAGCCCTGCGGCTGTGGCGCAATGACACGGACGGCGTGGTGATCGAAAGTGAGGATGTGGCCGATGACTGAGCAGGAGTACAGCAAAGCGCCCGGCATACGCAGATCGCTTCTGTGGGAGATCCGCAGGAGCCCGGCGCATCTGAAATGGCGCATGGAAAACCCGCCCGAGGCCACCCCGGCGCTGATCTTCGGCCAGGCGCTGCATGCTGCCGTGCTGACCCCGGAGGACTACGGCAGGCAGTTTGCCGTGATGCCAAACGCAGACCGGCGCACCAAGGCCGGGCGCGAGGCGTGGGAGGCTGCCGCAGCTGAGGCGCAGGGCAGGACGCAGATCGCCTTTGACTGGGCGGAGCAGATCGCGGGCATGGTGCAGGCTGTGCGCGGCAACCCGATGGCCGCAAGGCTGCTGGACGGCCCGCACGAAACCAGCTACTTCTGGGCGGACACCGTGACAGGAGAATCCTGCAAGTGCCGCACGGACGCGGAGACCGACATCGGCGATATGCACCTGATTGTCGATCTGAAATCCTGCCAGGATGCGAGCACGGACGCATTTATGCGGGACGCGCTGCACTATGGCTACGACGTGCAGGCGGCCATGTACACCGATGGATACAAGGCAGTAACCGGACAGGAAGCATCCTTTGTGTTTATAGCCGTCGAGAAGAACCCGCCCTACGCGGTGAACATCCTGCAAGCGGATACCCTGTTTATGCAGCACGGGCAGGACAGATACCGCCACCTGCTGGGGCTGTACCACGAGTGCAGACAGCGCAACCAGTGGCCGGGCTATACCGGCTTTGACGGCGACATTGCATCCCTCGGCCTGCCCGCGTGGCTTGCCAAGGACTATCAATAACAGGAGGACATTATGAGCGAGATTACCAACTATCAGCAGGCCCCCAACATGCCTGTGCCGCAGAACGTGCCCATGGGCAACATCAATCAGGGCACAATCGCCATCGAATCCCAGCGCGCCATTGCCGAGGCGCAGGCCAAGCTGCTTGTGGCGCAGCGTTTCCCGCGCGACGAGATCGCGGCCTACAACCGCATGTACCGCGCCTGTCAGCGCAAGAGCTTTGCGGAAAAGGCGTTTTTCAACTTCCCCCGCGCCGGCGGTTCTGTCAGCGGCCCGACCATTCGCCTGGCCGAGGAGCTTGCCCGCTGCTGGGGCAATGTGGACTACGGTATCAAGGAGCTGTCGCAGGATAATGGCAAGTCTGAGATGCAGGCTTACGCATGGGATCTGGAGACCAACACCATTTCCAGCCAGAACTTTACAAACCCCCATATGCGCGAGGTGACGGAGAAAGACCCCGTGACCGGGCGCAAGGTCAGCGTAAACAAAGAGCTGACCAGCATCCGCGATATCTACGAGATCAACGCCAACATGGGCGCGCGCCGCATGCGCTCCCGCATCCTGGCTGTGCTGCCTGCCGACTTTGTGGAGGCTGCCGTCAGTGAGTGTAAAAAGACGCTGGCCGGACAGAACGACGAGCCGCTGATCGATCGCGTGAAGCGCATGGTGGTGCAGTTTGGCAAGCTGGGCGTGACCAAAGAGATGCTGGAAAAGCGCCTGGGCTTTGAGGTCAGCCAGATGAACGCGGACGACTTCGCGGAGTACGTCGGTATTTATACCTCCATCAAGGACAAGGAGACCCGAATTGCTGAATGGTTTGAGCGCAAGGACGAGCCTACAGCACTAAGCGAAGCGCTCAAGGCGGAAGGAGCGGAAAAGAAATGATTAACAGCGTAGTCATCCAGGGCAGACTGGCCCGCGACCCGGAGATCAAGACCACCCAGAGCGGCATTGCGGTTGCCAACTTTACCGTGTGCTGGTCGGACAAGTACAAGGAAACGGAAACCAAGCTGTTCCTGCCCTGCAAGGCGTGGCGCGGCACGGCGGAGTTTGTGGGCAAGTATTTCCATAAATGGCAGGAGATCGCCGTTGACGGCCGCCTGATCACCGAAGAATGGGAAAAGGACGGCGAAAAGAAGAGCCGCGTGGTGCTGGACGTGCGCAATGTGCATTTCTGCGGCAAGCGCGAGGACAGCCAGGGCGCTGCCGCGGAGCCTGCGGGAAGCCAGCCGGTGCAGGTGGAGGATGAAGGCCTCCCCTTCTAACCCTTAACCGAACAGAAAGAAGGTGAAGCCCATGCTGCCGGGCACGACGATCATCTACGACACCCGCGAGCACCCCAGCGCCATCGCCGGTACGCTGCGCACAATCGAGCGTGCAGGCGTTATGACAACGCGCCGCAAGCTGGACGTTGGCGACTGGATGCTGGACGGGCACCCCGAGGTCGTGATCGACCGCAAGCGCAACCTCAACGAGCTGTGCACCAACCTGTGCAGCCCGGACAAGGGGCGGTTTTACCGCGAGGTGCGTCGTGCCCATGCAGCGGGCATTCACCTGTTTATTCTGTGCGAGCACGGGGCCAAGATCACCTGCCTGGACGACGTAAAGGGATGGGTCAATACGCGCGGAAAGGTGACGGGCAGGCAGCTCTATGACGCGATGCTGCGCTGCCATATGGCCTACGGGGTAGAGTTTCTGTTCTGTCCCAAATCCCGGACAGGGCACAAGATCATGGAGATATTGGAGGATAACTGCCATGGACATCAATGAGCGCAAGGCGCAGGTAAAGGCCATCTTCCGGGACGCCTACAACTGGTGGCTGGCCAACTGCAACCAGGACATGACGGAGCAGTTTTTTATCACCGCCGCCAGAGAGATGGTTAAATTGTCGGACGCGGGCGACCCGCTAAAGAACAGCCTCCTGCTGGCCGTATACGGCGAGTATGAGCGCATCGCCAGGGAGCAGCACCCCCATGATTGACTACAGGCGCATCCGGGACGAGGTGCCCATGGCGCGGCTGTGCAGCCTGATCGGGATCCCCGTCCGGCACGGCTTTGCGGTGTGCCCGCTGCATCCAGACAGCAACGCCTCCATGCGCGTGTACCCGGGCGACAAGGGCTTTTACTGCTTCGGCTGCCATCAGGGCGGGGACGTGATCGACTTTCTGGCGCTGGTCACCAAACAGAGCCGGGCGGACGCGGCGCGGCAGCTGGCGCAGACGTTTTGTATCCCTGCGAGCAAGGCGGGAGCGAGCCGCAGGGAATCGATTTTAAGCAGGCAAAAGGCGCGCGAAAATCGCTTGCGCATGCGGGACATAGCAAATGCCCTGGCGGAGCTGTACCGCGCTCAGAACGCAAATATGAGCCGATACGCGCCATCCCTGCAGGACGCAGATAAACCATGGCCGGAGGCGTTTGAGATTGCGTGCAAGCTGCTGCCGGTGATCGACTGCGCGCTGACCATTGCGGACGAGAGGTGAGAGAGATTTGGACTTGAGCAAGCTGGGCACGCCGCAGGACGTACCGCGGTTTCAGCGGGCGGACTTTGACGGCACAGCGCCCTACGACTACATATACAGATTCGCCGCCAATGCGTTTCAAATGATGCAGGTGTACAACGTGGTGGCCGCGCAGGCAAAGGAATTAGGCGTAAAAAACTTTGCCAAGATGTTTGAATCCTATAAGCGCGTACAGCGCGGATCAGGCTACAACCTGGACGTCGAGCAGGCGGCGACCAATTTCCCCGATCAGCCCATGGAGCTGCGCTGCGGGCGCTACACCTGCGACGCGGGCGGCGTAGCCTGCGAGGACAAGGGCGGCTATCACACGCTGGTGTGCAGCCATCCGCTGATGCCCGTTAAAAGGATGGAAAACATCGACACGGGCGAGCAGAAGGTGGAGATCGCGTTTTCGCGCGGCGGCGTGTGGCGCTACAACGTGGTGGATCGCACGGTGCTGTCCAGCGCCAACAAGATCGTAGACCTGAGCCGCTACGGCATGGATATTACCACCGAGAGCGCGCGGGATGTGGTCAAATACCTGGCTACGATCGACGCCCTTAATTACGACAAGATCGGCGAGGTGCGCTCCGTCGGCCGTCTGGGCTGGGTGGGGCACGAGCTGTTTTCCCCCTATGTGCCCGATCTGCGGTATGACGGCGATGCAGGCTATGCGGCGACGTACAAGGCGGTACACCCGCAGGGGACGCTTACGGGCTGGCTGGAGGCGGCGCGACATGGCCGCGAAAGCAGCGTGATCACCCGCGTGATGCTGGCCGCGGCGTTTGCAAGCGTGCTGGTGGAGCCGTGCGACGCGCTGCCCTTTGTGGTGCATGCGTGGGGAGGCACGGGAGCTGGAAAGGCGCAGCCGCTGGATACCCTGATCATTACCCCTGACGGCAGTAAACGAATGGGCGATATGCGCGTTGGCGATCTGGTCATCGGCGGAGACGGAAAGCCGCACGCCGTGACAGGCGTATACCCGCAGGGTGTGAAGGATATCTTTGAGATTACCTTTGCGGACGGACGCAAGACGCGCTGCTGCAAAGAGCATTTGTGGAACGTAACGACCAGAACGCGCAGGAACTACGGTCGAGGATACAAGACCATGGAGCTGCAGGAAATGCTGACCAGAAAGCCCATCAAGACTGCAAAGGGCTATGAGTACCAGATTCCGCTTTGCAAGCCTGTCGAGTATTCTGACAGCGAAGCCCTGCCCATTGACCCTTATCTGCTGGGCGCAATGATTGGCGACGGCTGCATGACCCTGAAGCAGAACAAGGCCAACTATTCGCGGAACCTGTATTTCAACAACTCGGAGGCTGATGTGATAGTCCGCGTATCTGCCGAACTGGAAAGACACGGCTCGAAGATGAAACGGAATCCGCATACAGCCAACCAGTTTATCCTTACAAACGCGAAATGGCTTAAGGACGCGATTGTAAATCTCGGGATGAATCAGAACAGCTACAACAAGTTTATTCCCGATATTTATATGAAAGCTGCTCCTGACGAACGCAGAATGCTTCTGTGCGGCCTGATCGATACGGACGGACACGTTGGAGAGAACGGTTCTGTGTCTTATTCTACATGCAGCGAACGCCTGGCTTACGATGTTCAGCGTCTTGCGTGGAGCCTTGGCTATAAGTCTACTGTTAGCATGTCGGTTCGCCGTGACAAGGATATGCCAGAATACACCGTTTGCATATCCGCCGATGAAGGCGTATTCCTATCCGAAAAGCATAGCTACAACAAGCTCCGCAGCGTCAATCGTAGGAATCGCGCTGAAGATAAAACAGCCATGTCTATCATCAGCGTAGAGCCATGCGGACAGGCAGAATGTCAGTGCATCATGGTTGATAGCGACGAGCACACCTATCTGTGCGACGATTTCATTGTGACGCACAACACCGTTGGCCTGATGCTGGCCGCTTCCGTGTGGGCTGACCCGACGGCGGGCGCGTATTACAGGACGTTTAACGCTACGGGCGTAGGCCAGGAGATGACGGCGGGATTCCTTAATTCGCTGCCGCTCTGCCTGGATGAATTACAGGTTATCAAGGACAAAAAGGACTTTGACCAGACCATCTACACCCTGTGCGAGGGCGTAGGCCGGTCACGCGGCGCCAAGGCGGGCGGCCTGCAGCGCATGCAGACGTGGCGCAACGCCATCATCACCACGGGCGAGATGCCCATCACAAACGCGGACAGCGGCGGCGGCGCGATGAATCGCGTGATCAACATGGACTGCCAGGATGAGAAGCTCTTTGCCGATCCGCGCTGGGCGGTATCCGTGATGCGCAGAAACTACGGCCACGCAGGACGGGCGTTTGTGGAGCACCTGACGGGCGGCGCGATGGACAGAGCGAAGGAGCTGCAAAAGGAGTACTACGCAAAGCTCACCGAGCAGGACAGCACCGAAAAGCAAGCCCTGAGCGCGTCCCTGCTATTGGCGGCGGATACCCTTGCGACGGAGCTGCTGTTTCAGGACGATCTGGCGCTGACGGTGGACGATCTGGCGCCCATGCTTGTCACCCGCGCGGAGGCCGACGTCAACGCCCGCTGCTACGAGTGGCTGACAGGCTTTATCGCGGTCAACAGCAACCGCTTTGACGAGAGCGCCGACAACAAGGGCGAGGTGTGGGGCAAGCTGGAAAACGACACGTGTTACTTTGTGGCAACCAAATTTGAGCAGATCATGAGGGAGTACGGCTATTCCAGCAGCAGCTTCCTGAGCTGGTGCAGCCGCGTTGGCAAGATCAGGAGGCAGGACAACAAGCACTTTAAGAGCCTGCTGCGCATCCGCAAAACGCCGACCAGAGTGCTGCAGCTGCTGTTACCACCTGAGGGCTTTGTCGAGGTAGACGACGAGGACGAAATGCCATGGGAGCAAACAAAGGTAACGATGTAGCATGCAAGTTTCTCAAAATGGCAGAGCCGTAACCACTGTAACCACCGTAACCAATTCAAATCAAATATTATATTTTCTCGCTCTCTCTGTTTTTTGTCAAGAAGAAAATGCGCCCTCGCGCACGGAAACAAAAAATTTGGTGGTTTCGGTGGTTACGGTGGTTACACCAAGCAGAAAAGCGAGAAATATCAACGGGTTTTGCCGCTACCACCTGACGGAATGATGTCGTTACGGGTGGTTACACAAACAATGGAAGGAAGATACGCAATGAACGACTATCTGAGCGTCCGTGGAACGAGGGATTTTGCCCGCGTCAGCCCGGAGGAGCTGAACCGCGTACAAATCGCCAGAAACGGTTATCACCGGAAGAATCGCGGGACAGCGTCGCAGATCGGCACGATGATCAGCCGGTATCTGTGCGACGGCCTGAAAAGCAGGTGCTGGGACTGCGAGTGCCTGGTGCAGTGCGAGTACGGCAAGCGGTACATGGCGCTGCTGCGCCAGCGGGAGGCGGACGCGGGACGGCCCTGGATGGGCTACAAGGCGGCCTTAAAGCCGGAGCTGGACGCGTACAGGATCAAGGTTGCGGAGTGGCACAGGCGGCAAGGCAACCAGAGCGCAAAAGGGAAACGGAGGAAGATGGATGCAGAAGATCACGGATAAGTACGACACGGGCTGGATGGAGTGGAAGACGTGCACCTGGTATGGCAAACGGGTGGAGCGCCCGCGGTGCATCATCTGCGATGAGGCGATCCCGCGCAGGCAGATCCTGTGCCCGGCGTGCAAAAGGGACTGCAAAGAGGTCAAGGGACTGAATATGAGGATTGGAGAGTGACAGCATGACGATTAACGAGTATCAAAAGCTGGCGCAGCGGACGAGCCCGGACGATCATAACAAGCTGCTGAACGGCTGCATGGGTCTGGCCGGGGAATGCGGCGAGGTGTGCGACGTAATGAAAAAGGCGCTGTTCCAGGGGCACGCGCTGGACAGGGCAACTGCACAGCCCAGGCAGGACAACCCCGCCAAGCGCTATCTGCGCCGCTACATTGGCCTGCGCAAGTATCGGGACGCGCTGCGCGACGAGCTGCGGGAGCACTACAGCACGGCCACGGCCTGCACGGTGCGGCTTAAGCCCATCGCGGTATCCGGCGGCAAGGGCGCGTATGATCGCATGGCCGAGGATGTGTGCCAGATCGTGGATACCAAGGCCAGGCTTGAGCGGGCGATCTGCAGCCTGGATCAGCAGCTATCCGATATCCTGACGCTGCTGGACGGCCTGAGCGATCAGCGCTACAGGGACGTGCTGGCCTACCGCTACATCCGCGGCATGACGTGGGAGCAGGTGGCGCGCGAGACAGGATACGAGATTGCGCAGATATACAGGCTGCACGGGCGGGCGCTGATCGAGGTCAACAGGGCGCTGGACAGCCGATAAAAAATAAGCCTCCGGGATTTCCGGGGGCTTTTGCTGCGCGGTCAGGATTACCAGCAGGGGTTTGCCTTGCTCAGCTCCCACTCCTCGCCGTACTTGTCGGCGTGGGCCTGCTCATAGGCCGTGAAAAACTCCTGCTCGGTGCACGGTGCTAGCTTGTCGTTGAGCTCCGCGCAAATGTCGTCATCCATCAGGGCGACGGCGGCGTTGTAATCAATCTCGGTGCCGTTGGCGTTGATAACCTTTGTCATGTTTTTGTCCTCCTATGCAAAAGATGATAGTAAATGATAGTGTTACCTGTGCTATAATAGTAGTGTCAAGAGCTGCAAGGGACGCGATCCCCTGCGGCTTTTTGTTTGGAGGTGGTGCCCTTGTGGGTTACGGTATAAGCGCTTCAAGCGGCAATTGCAGCGCCTTGGCCAGGCGGCGGAGACGGTCTGCGGGGACGGGGCGGCTGCCTTGCTCCCATTGCTGAACCATTCTCTCTGCTGTCCGCCCTTCATACCCGCACAATTCGCCCAGTTGGCGCTGTGTGTAGGGCATATCAAGGCGACGTGTGCGGATCAGATCCCCGAAGCGGTTGGATGGTGTGTTGTCTGTCATGTGTCCCCCTCTCTGTTGCCCTCGTGACCTCCGGGGCGGGATGTGATCGGTTAGGCGTACAGGATGCCGGGCACGTGCTGCTTGGCATCGTACAGCGCCAGGATGGCTGCATCGTCGTAGTTGGCCGTTAGCTTCTGGATGTCGCTAAAGTTGCAGCGCTTAGCGTCGGGGCCTACGTCGATCCACTGCCCCAGGCCGTGAGACGTGGCCACCTGGCCGCCGTCCTTGTGATGCCACACGGCGAGATGCAGCGTGATGTGATGCATGCCGTTGGGCACGTTGACGGTCTGGCGGTAGACCGTTGTCTTGCTCTCGTAGCTGTCCAGCCAGGCGAGCGTAGCGGTCAGCGTGGTGTTGTCGTCGAGCTGGATGGCCTTCACGGCCTGCTTCTCGCCCCACAGGACGTAGTGCCGCGCGTCGAGGCGGAAACCGTTAGACATCTTGGCGTTGATGGCGTTAATCTGATCGCGGGTGATGGACTTAGGCATTTTTTCAATCCTCCTGGCCTTGTGGCCTGTTTTTTGCTTGCCAGGCGGATTGCGCTATGCTATAATGTAGCTGCATCCTCTGGCTTTGGTGGTTTGGGGTGATGCGCTGCCGTCTGCGATCTGGTCCATCGTAGGCGGCTTTTTAATTGGGAGGTGGCAAGCCCTCCCGTGGTGGTTACTCTTCTTTGTTCAGGAGCTTTTCAAGCTTCTCGATAGCGTCGTTTTTGTCGGTGCTGCCTTTGATGATGTCGATTACAAGCGTAAGCAGTGCCTTAAACTGATAATCTGTCATAATCTCCTGCATTTGCTATCCTTTCCGGCGCTTGCCCGCCTTGTTTTCCCTTCGGGGCTGTTCCCCTTGGGATGGCTCTATAGTAGCACAATCATTTGATTGCGTCTATAGCGAATTTGGAATAGTGCCATATAAATTCGTATATGTCGCCTGCTTCCCGCCTTCCTACCTGTTTAATGGAATAATATAGATATAAATATCTTCTATCTCTATATCTTCCTATTAAAATGTAGTTTTTAATAAAGTACTGGAAATATGTTCCTTTGGTGGATTCTATTTTGTGCGGTGTAGTGCTCGCTGCTCTTGTGCGTGATCCCCTCCCGGGGTGGGCTGCGCTGGTTGTCGGCTGGCAGCAGATGCGGCAGCGAGGACGGCCAGCAGGGCAAGGCGACGCGCTGACCGGGCAACGTACGCCGCTGATGGTGGCGCTCTGATGGGCGCTGATCGGTGTATATGCATGCTGTATAGTGTATGATGATACATTGTATACAGTATGGATATTCAATTGCTACATTTAACTGCCTTTAACGGATATAGATATAGTATAATCTATCTATTTATATCCGTTATCTACAACTATTCGCAAAACATCTCTTTCGCGAATAGTTTGAAAATGCAAAAACAAGGCTGGAGCAGCCGCCGCGCTGACCAGCTGCGCAGCGGAAAAAAGGCCGAGCGGCCCGAAGACCCCACCCCGCCCCCTGGGGGTATAGGGGGGGGGATGCGATACCCGGGGGGCCGAATCGGGCCCGGGACTCCGCCGCCGCGCCGCGACTAAACTAATACATCTCCACCCCGATACAGTAGCCATAGCGGGGTAATTTTTTTGAAAGGAGGGTTCTGAATGCGAGCGACAAGAACCGTTTCGAGCTATGGACTTACCCGGCAGGAAATGAAGATCTGCAAGTTGGCGTTTGAGGGAGTTCCCGACGGAGAAATTGCGGATGAAATCTTTGGCAAAAGCATGGACAGGAAGGAATCCCATAACAAGCGCGAAAAAGTAAAACGGATACTACTCCGACCCCATGTTCAGGAAAAATTCAGAGAAATGATGCGGGAACAGGCGCTTCTTGATGTTGGTCATGGTCTGAAGAAGCTGCGCGAACAGACTGAGAATGAAAGTGGCTGGCTGGCGAACAAGGCAACGAACGATCTGCTGAACCGCATGTGGCCTATGGTCATGGGCGAGGAAGACAAGTCCGTTGTGGTTAAGATCGAGGGCATGCCTCAACTGGGCACTCCTGACCAGGAAGAAGAATAACAGGTGTGGAGGGCTGCACTGATGATAGTGATCAGCTATAAGCCGACACCCAAGCAGGCGGCCTTCCATGCTACGTGTGCAAATGAGGTTCTATATGGCGGCGCGGCCGGCGGGGGCAAAACGAAGGCTTTAATCATGGATGCGCTGTTCAGGACGCTGAAATATCCGGGCACAACGGCGGTGGTGTTCAGACGGACGTTCGCTGAACTGGAGGATACCGATATCAAGGAGGCCATGTCCAGCTATCCTGAATCGATTGCCAAGTATAACGCCGGGCGGCATGAATTTAAGCTCGTCAACGGAAGCAAGATCCTGTTCAGGCATTGCGAGCATGAGGAAGATCGGTTCCGGTACAGCGGTATTGAGATCCAGTTCCTATACTTCGACGAATTAACCAGCTTTGAACAGACGATCTATGACTTCATAAAAACCCGCCTGCGCGCCAAGAAGTCTTTGGGCGTGGTGCCGATTGTCCGCTCTGCTAGCAACCCCGGTAACATCGGGCACGGCTGGGTGAAAAAGATGTTTGTGGACGCTGGGCCGTACATGAGCATACAGGAACAGCGGATTTACAGCGATGCGCTGCACAAGGAAAAGGTGATCCGCACGCAGTACATCCCGGCGCTGGCCACGGAGAACCCGTTTATCACGGAGGATTATATCTTCCAGCTTGAATCCAAGCCAAAGGCGCTGCGTGACGCGCTGCTCAACGGCGACTGGGACAGCTTCGAGGGACAGGTATTCGTGGAGTTCCGTAACGACCCTGCGCACTATAAGGATCGGCTGTGGACGCACGTTATTGAACCCTTTGACATTCCGCTGTGGTGGCCGAGGTTCTTTTCCTTCGACCATGGCTACAGCAAGCCGTTTTCCTGCCAGTGGTGGGCGGTTGACGATGTGGGCCGCGCCTACCTGTACAAGGAATGGTACGGATGCAGACCCAAGCAGGCAAACGTCGGCATTGAGCTGACCCCGCGCCAGATTGCGGAGGGCATTGTCCAGCGCGAACAGGAGGAAACGCAGAACAACCTGCGCATTGAGCGGATATGCGACCCGGCGTGCTTTGACCGGAGCCGCGGCGACAGCGTGGCTGACCAGATGCGGCCCGGCGCATGGGGGCCTGGCGTGATCTTCCGTCCGGGCGACAATACGCGCCTGGCTGGCAAGATGCAGGTACATGAACGGATGCGGTTCGACAAGGACGGCAGGCCGATGATGTATGTATTTAGCACCTGCGCCGATTGGTTGAGAACAGTTCCGAATTTGCCATACAGTCAAACGAAAATGGAAGACGTGGATACCCGTGCTGAAGACCACGAATACGACAGCATGCGGTATTTTTTTATGTCCAGACCGCTGGCTGCGACCAAGTGCAAGCCGCCTAAGCCCAAGACGTGGGATCCCTATAGGAGAGACGAAGAATGAAAGAGAAACTGAGCGCGGCGGCCATTGGCCAGCAGCCGCTTGAAGAAAAGGAACGGGAGCTCCTGACCGAGATATACAACCGGCTGGAAGTGTTTGAACAGGGCTGTCGGCCATACCATGAAGCCGCCCGCGAGGCGCGCGAAATCCTGCGCATGCGCGACCCCAGGCAGGATGACGGCGAGAATGCAGGGAAGCCGACGCTTCAGCTGCAAACGCTCAAGAGCACGTTTAACAACGTCGTTGCTGAGCAGATGCAGAACATGCCGGAAGCCCGTATCCTGCCAGAAACGCCCGAGCAATCCAACATGGCCGAGGATTTGCAGGACGCTGTGCGGTTTATCGTCTACGACGTGAACAACTACGAGACCATACACCGCCGTATTGCAGAGGACATATACGGCCCTGGTACGGCTGTTGTCCAGACGGTATGGGATCCATCCATGAACTATGGAAAGGGCGATATCGCCATTATACGCTGGCCGATTGAGGCCTTTCTGTGGGACACAAAGGCCGAGTATTTGCAGGACAGCCGCGCGTGCATCAAGGTAAGCTGGCATCCGCTGAGCTGGTACGAGGCGCACTACCCGGACAAGGCTCCATACGTCAACGCTGAGGACGGCCAGCACAACGAAGTGGGTATGCCCGAAAGCCAGAAGGATATGCTGGGCGAGGACGAAGGCCGGGCAATGCTGCTGGAATACTGGTACAGGGAATACAACGCGAAATCCCACCGGTATACCATCAACGTGGCCTACTGTGCGGGCGGCGCGCTGCTGGAAAACCATAAGGATGTTTACTGGCACGGCATGTATCCCTTTGACCTGGACGTGCACTCGACCGTCGAGGGCAGCATGGTCGGCGAGGGCATGGTGACGGAGCTTGCGCCCATGATGCGCTACATCAACCGTTACGCCCGGTACATCGACACGAACCTGCGCATGTCCAGCAAGGGCCGTATCCTGACGCGGCGGGGAAGCGGTATTGACCGTGAAGCTCTGGCTGACTGGTCGAAGGATATGGTGGAAGGCGACAGCATTGAAAATGGCAGCGATTGGGCCTGGATGCAGCACGCGCCGTTGAACGGCATGATCGTTCAGCAGATGCTCCAATATCAAAACGATATGAAGCAGGACAGCGGCGCGAACCAGTTTACCCGAGGTGAGACCATGAACGGCATCACCTCCGGCAAGGCCATTGCCTCCCTGCAGGCTGCCGGTGGCAAAATCACCTCCCTGCGCACGGCGACGCTGAATAACGGATTCAGAGAGATGGTGAAGAAGATCATCTGGCTGATGTCCGAGTATTACGACGACGACCGCATGCTGCTGATTACGGGCCGTGACGGGCAGAGCCGACAGATCAACGTGCATAGCCTGTTTGGCCATCGCGGCAAGGGCGCGGTTGAGCCGCCGCCGTACATGGTGCAGATTGAGATCAACCAGAAGAACCCCGTGCGCATCGAGGCCATGAACGAGATGTACATGCAGGCGTACACCATGGCCGCACAGGCGCAGCAGTTCTTCCCGCTATCGTCGCTGTTTGAAATGCTCAATATTGACGGCAAGGATCGGCTGCTGCCGGTTATCCGTCAGAACGAGCAGTGGCAGCAGCAGATGCAGCAGATGCAGCAGCAGAACGTGCAGATGCAGCAGGAGATCGAGAGCTTGCAGCAGGAGCGCGACGGCCTGCGCACGGCGACCACGCAGATGAGCAATGCCCTGGCTGGCATGTCTGCCGGACAGCAAGGCGCAACGCCAGCCACGCCAGCTACGCCGTCTACCCCGGCAACACCCGCTGCGGTAGTGACAATTTAACAGCAGAAAGGCACGCCTTGGAAACGGGGCGTGTTTTTCATATATTCGCCAGTCCGCGTTTTCGCGGCTGAGCGCCCGAAAAGGAGACTAATCCATGGATGAAAACAAAGCGGTCGAAATGATGCTTGCGGATGGCGTGCAGGACGACGCTGCACAGGCCGACGTAGGCGAACCCATCTCTGAGCTTTTGAACGAGCAGCCCGCCGCTGAACAGCAGCAGCAGGAGGCCACGCCTCAGAAGGAACCGGGATGGATCAAGCAGCGCATTGGCAAGGCGGTTGAAAAGGCGGTGGCGGAGGCTGAAGCGCGCGTAACTGCGCAGTACGAAGCGATGCTGGCCCCCATCCGTGAAAGCGTGCTGGACAGACAGGCCGAGGACCTGGTGAAGTCCGGCGAGTTTAAGAGCCTGGAGACTGCCAAGGAATATGTGCGCTTGAAGGGCGGCGTTGTGTCTGCGCCCGCCGCCGAGCCTGATCAGCAGAAGCCCACCGTGCAGCAGCGTGATGAGCAGGGCAGATTTGTATCGAATAACGACGCCATGACGCATGCGCGCGCCGATCTGCTGGCGAAACAGGCGCAGAAGATCAAAGCCCGGCGCGGCCTGGATGTGATGCAGGCAATCAACGCCGACGAAGACATGAAACACCGCGTGCTGAGCGGCGAGTGGGATTTTTACGATGTGGCCGAGAGCATGGCCTCTCCGCAGCATAACGCCCCTGTGCCGGTACGCACCTCCAACGGCGGCACCAGCCCCAGCGCTGTATCGATCAGCGGCATGACCGACGATCAATTCAGGCGCTTACAGGCCAATCTTGCCAACGGGAGGATTTACGACATGAGAAAGTGAGGATCATTTGAATGGCTGTTTTTGATAACCTGAATAAATCCTATTCCCCCGGCGTAGCGCCGTCCGTAGTTGAATACTATGAGCGGTCGCTGCTGGAAAACATGAAGCCCGAAATGGTGCACAACCGCGACGCGCAGAAGCGCACGCTGCCTGAGCACAACGGCAAGACCGTGAAGTTCCGTCGCTTCACCCCCTTTGCGGCGATCACCGAGCCCCTGGCCGAGGGCGTAACCCCCGCTGGCCAGACCCTGACCGAAACCGCCTTTACGGCGATGGTCAAGCCCTACGGCGGCCACGTCGAGCTGACCGACGAAATCAACTTCTACCTGCTGGACAACATGCACCAGGAGACCGCCAAGCTGCTGGGCGACCAGGCCGCGCTGTCTCTGGACACCATCAGCCGCAATGCGCTCAACGCCGGCATGAACGTGCAGTATGCCAACAGCAAGACTTCCCGCGGCGCGCTGGCTTCTACCGACAAGCTGACCTTTGCCGAGATCAAGACGGCTGTACGCAACCTGAAGCGCAAGAATGTCAAGCCCTTTGCTGACGGCTTCTATCATGCCATTGTGCATCCTGACGTTGTGCACGACCTGACCGCCGATACCATGTGGGTGGACGTTGCCAAGTATCAGGACAAGGTAAAGACTGAGCGCTACGAGCTGGGCACCATCTACAAGGTGAAGTTTTTTGAATCCACCAACGCAATGGTGTTTAAGGCGCAGACCTACATCTACGGCACCAAGGCGTCCCTGACCGCGACCGCGTTTGACGCTGCCACCAAGTGCATGACCGTATCCGATTCCATCAGCGAGGACGATGCGCGCGCCATGACCGGCCTGCTGGTGAACGTGCAGATCACCAAGACGAGCGTTGACAGCGTAACGCCCATGTGCATTGAGCGCGTGGACGCGACCAACAAGAAGGTTTACTTCCGCTGGGTGCCTGCCAGCACGACCGACTGGACGACCACCAACGCCCTGAAGGTTGTTCCCTACGGCGGCGGCGCTTCCGGTGCGGAGGTCTACTCCACCCTGATCTACGGCGAGAACGCCTTCGGCACCATCGAGCTGGGCGGCACTGGCCGGAACGTGCAGATCATCATCAACGCGCCCGGTTCCTCCGGCGCTCTGGATCCCCTGGCCCAGCGCGGCACCATCGCCTGGAAGGTCAAGGGCTTCTGCACGGTCATTCTTCAGGACGACTTCATTGTGCGTCTCGAATCCGGCGCGACGGCCTAACAACTGATGAAACACGGAGGCAGGGCAGTCCTGCTTCCGCGTTTCTTTTTTGGGAAGGAGATTTTATCATGGCTAAGAAAGTTGACACCCTGACGGTTGAAACTCCTGTGCAGGAGACCGTGGCGGATGAACCCCGCGTGCGCGTATATCTGCCCCTGCTGGAAAGCGAGGGCGCGGGCGTGCATATTGACCAGTACGAGCACGTGACGGTCAACGGTGAAACCACGCTGGTGCGCCGCGGCGAATATGTGGACGTGACGGTTCCTGTATTCATCCAGCTCAAAAACAAATTCCCCCACCTGTGATGCGAAGGAGGCGGCGGCATGACGGTTGGTGAGATCAAAAACACGGTGATGTTCCAGACCAACAACGACAGTGACGATCTGGAAGACTTTTTGCCGTATCTGATGGACTATATCAATGACGGCTATGACCGTCTGGTATATGCCTACACGAAAAAGCACGCATCGCCCATGCTGCACGCCGACACGGAAACGCCCGACCTGCCGGAGTGGGCGCATCCTGCGCTGGCGGACTGGGCGACGTGGCTTGTATACAGGAACGGGAACCCGCAGAAGCAGCAGCGCGGATACGCGTTTAGAAGCTCCTTTGAGGAAATCCGCACAAAACTTGTCGAAAACAGTGCGGATGGCTCCCGCGTAGAACACTTTATCAACCTGCCGAGGTGATAGGATATGGCCAGCTATAACAGTATTGGAACGTACAGCGCCGTATCTGCCTATCCATCGTTTAAGGGCTTGATGCAATATGGGGACGGTATCAACACAGACCCGCGCTATGCGGTTGACGCAGTAAATGTGGAGACGGTGGGCGGCGTTTTGCAGCCTGCCGCTGCCTGCGTTTTACTTGCGCCGAAGCTGGCACAGCCGATCAAGACGCTGGCGCGCCTGTACCGCAGATGGTACACGGGGACGGATAACCGGGAAGTGCTGGTTGCTGCGAGCGGCGGGAAGCTATATTACATGCTGCCCGGCGCATCGTCCTGGACGCAGCTTGCGTTTCCAACTGGCGTAACGGCCTATCAGAGCGACGTATGGAGCTGGGCGGCCTACGAGATTAACCCAGAGGGCAGCGAAGCCAGCGTAGACGTGCTGCTGCTGTCAAACGCCCTGGACGGCATGGTGATGGTGCGCGGCGACAACCTGACAGTGAGCGTGGTATCGACCCCTAAAAAGTTTGGCGTTATCGCACGATACGCAGAACGCATTTGGGGCGGCGCAATCACCGAAGACCCGGATATGCTGGTGTACTCAGCGCCATACGATCCTACTGACTGGGCGGCGAACGTGGAAATTCCCGAGGACGGCGCGGGCGACATCAACCAGCCGAGCTGGGACGGAGACAGTTTTACTGCGCTGCACGCCTTTGGCAGTCAGTTGATCGCATTTAAGAAAACGCGCGTATGGCGCATCCTGGGCACTGACCCTGGCGAATACACCTTCAAGGAGCAGTACGGCGGCGGCGCGCCCTTTGCCGGAACAATCGCTGTGGATGTGGAACGCATCCTGATGCTTACGCGGCAGGGCGTGCAGGCATATGACGGCCTGGCTGTCAGCGCCTATCAGCAGGAGTATTGCAAGGCCATATGGGAGCGGATGAACGCCGACGCGCTGGACGGTGCAAGCGCCGTATTTTGGCGCGGCAAATATTACTGCGCAATCCCGATGGATGGCAGCGAAATCAACAACGCGGTGATCATCTACAACACCTTGGATGGCACATGGCTGTTGCGAAACGACGTGTCCGTAGAGCGCTTTCTTGGCACGCAGGAGACGCTTTACTTTACCAGTGCAACCACGCCTGGCCGCATATGGGAATGGCGCGAAAACAGTTGGGAGACCGGCTGCACGGCGGTTGAGGGAGCGCGGTGGGTAACGCCGTGGAACGACCTGGGATACAAACAATCCAATAAGGGCGGCTTTGAAGTGTATCTGCTTTGCGAGGCTCAGGGCGCGCCGGTGCAGCTGCGCGTGACGGTCCAGACGGAGAAGAAGGCCAAGACCAAAGTGTACACGGTGCAGCCCCTCAGCGCGCAGGAGATGGCAAACGGCAAGGAATACCGGCAGAAGCGCATGCACTTTGGCGGCGCTGGGCGCAGGTTCCGGCTGCTGATTGAATCGGCCCCGGCCTCTCCCCCCTGGCGGCTGTCTGGCGGTATCACGGTTGTATCCGAGCTTGACCCGGATTAAGGAGGGCGCATGGCGACAAAATACACGACCATACAGCAGCATGAGCCGCTGCGTGTGCCCAGCGGATGGGGGCAGCAGGAGCGCGCTTTTATCGCGCAGCTGGAAGCGCTGTTTGACGATGTATACCGGCGCTTTAACCGCATCAGGATGCGCGACCTGTCCGAACCGCTGCAGAGCACCATCCAGGAAAGCGCTGACGGCGTGACGGAAGTAAAGACTTCAATTGTTCAGACGAATGCGCAGATTGCATTGAAGCTGGACAAGACATCGCCTTCTGTCGGCGTTAGCAACTCCGCCATTTTAATTAACACGGACGGTATCCACCTGAATTCCGAGGGCAGTATCGACGTGGACGGCGGCACGGTCAATATTAAGTCTGGTTCTTCCCTGACCATGCAGGCGGTGACGGACGAGGACGCGACGATTAACGGCGGCATGATCTGGCATGCCAAAAATCTGGTGGTTTCGACCTCCGCGCCGACCAACCCCAAGCCCGGGCTGATCTGGATAAAGCCTATCGCTGCTTCCTCTTATGCGGTCGCTGCGCTGTCTGACGATGTTTCTCCGCAGGCAGCGACCGAGACTGTTTACTATAACGGCACCTGGACGGGCGACGCGCTGAGCAGTTCCGCCTTTGCATCGCCGGTCAACATCCCCTGCTATGGCGTGGCACAGGGCGCGGCTCCGTCCGGCAGCTACAGCTGTCAGTATACCGTCAAGGTGTATTTCTGGAAGTCTGCCGCGATTCACAGCGCAAACGCGCACGTTTATCTTTCCAACACCGTGGGCGGCATGGACGTGGATTGCGGCTCACAGACGTTCACAGCCTCCGGCTGGTTTGAAAAGACTGTCACAAGCAATGTTTGGCTGGGCAACGGCGGTACGATATTTATTACAGTGGTCAAGGATGAAGCTGATTTTGCTGTTTACAAGAACAAGCCTTTCAGCGTGAATGCTACATTGACCGGTTATACGGAAGGCGGCGGCGGAACTGACCCTGATCCCGACCCGCCAACGCCTGTATCCGGCTTTGTGCCGTGCGACGTTTACTATTACGCAGGCTAAGGAGTAATGCAATATGATTACGATCAACGCAAAATTTTCGCAGGAAATGCAATCTCTTGGCCTGATTGGTCGCGTGGGAGAGAACGCCAGCAGGCAGATTGTATTTGACTGCTCCGAGGTGATGACCGAGTTTTCCGGCGCATCCATCCTGTGCGTGCTGCGGCGCTCCAAGGATGAGATGCCCTACACGGCGGATGTGACCATGAGCGGGACGAACGCGACACTGACGCTGACGGACACCGACCTGGCGGTTGCAGGATATCTGAACATTGAACTGCGCGCAATCAAAAATGGCGTGGTGTACAAATCATCCGTGTTCACGGGCACGGTGGCGCTATCCCTGTATGGCGACGCTGACAAGCCCGGCGAGGTGGTACGCGATGTTTTGGACAGGGTAGATGCTGCGCTCAACGCGGCAGAAGCGACGAAAAATCAGCTTGAATTGGCATTGGGCGATGTGACTACTGCTGTCGGCAGCGCAAACACGGCGGCGAACAATGCGCAGACCGTGGCCGATACGGTACAGGCGAAGCTGGACAACGGCGACTTTGTAGGCGCTCAAGGGCCAAAGGGAGATCCAGGCACGACCGGCCCCAAGGGTGAGCCTGGACAAAAGGGCGACACTGGCGCAACCGGCCCTGCTGGCCCAACCGGCGCGCCTGGCAGCCCTGGTGAGGATGGCGTATCCCCCACCGTAACAGTGAGTAAAACGGGCAAGGTTGCTACCGTAACCATCACGGACAAGGACGGCGAACATACTTTCACGGTCAATGATGGCGCTGACGGTTTGGGCAGCGGTGACATGCTGAAATCGACCTACGACACGAACGGCAACGGCATTGTGGACAACGCGGAAAAGCTGGGCGGCAAGGCGCCTTCCGAATATGCGGATGCTGGTTCTTTGACGGCGCTCCAAGGAACTGTTGACGGTCATGGCGATCAGATTGGAGCATTGCAAACGGCAGTAGACGGCAAGGCAGCCGCCGTCCATACGCATGCTATTGCGGATGTGACCGGCCTACAGGCGGCGCTTAACGGCAAGGGAACTGGTGACATGAAGAAATCCGTGTATGATGCCGATGGCGACGGCATTGTGGACAACGCCCAAAAGCTGGACGGCAAGTCCGCGTCCGAGTTCGCCGCCGCCGTGCATGGCCACAAAATCTCGGATGTGAACGGACTCCAGGCGAAGCTGGACACAATCCCGGCT